GTAGATAGATGAGCGGCTTCTGGTCAATTTCACCGAGCGCCGTTTCATAGTACATAAATGATTCTTGGTCCCAAAGCTTCAGATCAGTAATGCTTTCATCTGCAGCCAGGTAATCACGCTTATCTATGGTGGTGTCGAATGTAAACTCACCCCGCATGAAATTCCAGTTAGGGCGCATGAGCTGGATTTCTACCCACGCTTGCTGCACCCAATTAACAACTCTGAGCAATTGCCCAGCTTGATCTGTAACCGATGATGGCCCAGAACCAGTAATGCCTGCTTCTTCGCGCACTCGCACACATAGTTCTAGGTAATTCATGGTTTAGTTTCCGCCTGACACGACTTGGAAAGGATATGTCATAACTTCTTCTTTGTAGATTTGTCCGTCATCCGGATCTTGCGTCACAATTTCTTGCATCGCGTTCTTCAATACTTCGACCACTGAGGCAGGTACTGCCACGTTGATACCGCGAGGTATAGTGTAACCAACACCTTGTACGCCAACAAAAGCAGGCTCTGAGCCATTTTTCTTGTCTGACTTGGCAACATTAATCGTAATGTATTTATCGTGCTTCTTGCCCCGTGTGCCCTGTACTTTTGCAACAGGTTGATCGATATCATTTTTAGCACAGTGTTCCTGAATGCGTTCTCGCATTGTGCCTTCAGTCATCGATAGGGAAAGAGCTAATCCAAGTGTGTTTTTGGCGTAGAATTTTAGCTGATGCTTATCTGCAATTGCTAAATTAAAGTCTTCTTGTTGGTCAGTCATAATAAGGGTTTCCTTCTGTAAACGGCCGGTATTGGCGGTTAATGGGATCTTGTTGCTTTCTCAGCAATTAGAAAATGAGGCTAACAGCGTCGTCAGCCTCATTTAATTTCTTACACTTCTACGATATCAGCTACTGTTGCTGGGCAAACAGCAATATCGAAGAATGATGAAGTACGACGATCAATTCCTGTTAGGTCATCAACACCTAATTGGAATGCCGCAACACCAAGCGCGTCAGTCGGAGCTTGAACCACCTTGATTAAACCAAAAGGACAGTAGCCTGAAGGACAAGATAGATCATAGTTAGCGTCATCCTGAGATGCTGCCACCGGCAAAGTCGGCTCAATGATGTACGAAGTGTCGCCTATGCAAGCCAAGATATACACAAGTGTCTGCGTATCATCACCAGCTGCTAATGCAGGGTGAGCCTTGGTTGCTGAAGCTGCACCAGCTGCCGATAGTACCGAACCATCTTTAGCGCTAATTACAGCCAGACCACTTAAGTCGATTGAAGTTTCAACATCAAACGGAGTTTGGAAAACACCATTTATGATGTGATCAACCGCTACTGTTGTTAATACGTTTTCAACGGTTGATCCGTGAATCGCCAAAAGGCCGGCTGATAAAGCACGAGTACCCACTGTGTCACGGATACTTTTGTTTGTGATACCACTTAATTCGTTAGACATTTTATATTCTCCTGATAACAGCGCGGAGCTAATCATCAATAAGGTTATTTTAAATTAACCGGCCCGAAGGCCGGCTATGAGTTACTTATACTACACGATGTAAACGATTAAGATACGCCGTTTAATTCACTTGCGCCTACTTCTAAGCGAACCATCCAAGCTTGGTTAAGCACTACTGCTACGAACCAAGTTTTCCAGCCTACGAAGCCTTTCTGACCTAAAACGTCAGACTTGCTTGGAGTGCCAGGATTAAGAACAGTCGGGTGAATTGCACCAGCGCCACGTAAAGGAACTAAGCCGTATGCTTCTTTCGCAATCATAACGATTGGATAAACATCAACCTTAGTGCCAGAAGTAACCATGCCAGTACCAGAAGCAGTATCACCAGCGTCAGCGAATGGTTCTAAAAGCGGCGTCAATACATAACGCACGTTTTCAACTTTGCCGCACTCGAAAGGTAATGGCTTCATAGAACCATACTTTTCTACTGGCACGAAGCCTGGAATGTCACGAACATCTGAATCTAAATCAGTATGACCAAACGCTAAGTAAGCCGCGTCTACTGCTTCAGAACCGTATTGAACGCTTGAGCTCATCTTGCTTGTAATCTTGCGACCACGTTGAGCATTCAAGAAACGAGTTGCTGTACGTTGAGCTGTTAAGCCAATTGGTGTTTTTACATCTGTACGAGCTGAATCACTTGATGCTGCATAAACAACATTAGTGCCGCCTTTGATGACGCCCCATGTAACCATTTCAATAGTTTCAGCGGCTTGCTCACCAGAAAGCATAGACATATCTTTCAATACTGGATCTTCAGATAAATCATCAACCTTGTCAGTGATTTCTGCTACGTCGCCGTATTGGCCCATAGTCGCAGGAACATCAACATAAGATGTTTTGTGGCTTGAAGGTGTTACACCTTCAGTTAATTGCGTAGTTGATACCACATAAGGTACTGGGCGACGGAATTTAACCTGCTCAGCTTTATTCTTTGGCATCGGTTTAGATTGCCCGTAATCGCTTAATACGATAATTGGACGTGCATGTTCGAGCATTTCTGTTGCTGCCCATGCTGCAGTACGTTGGCTAATGTCGCCGTAAGTTGAACCTGACATTGTAATCTCCTAGTCGCTATCTCAGCGATTTAATAAATGGGTGCGCTTATGCGCGTTGTCGTTGTCTATCTTTACGTTTAGCGTGATATGCAAATGCTGCCTCGAAATCATCAACCGGTTCTTTACTAGGGTCTACCCGCGAGTTTCTGCTGGGGATCGTAGTACCATCTTCCAATTGCTGCTTTCTGCGCGCTGCAACGCTATTCGTTTCCTCTTCCTGAGCTGTAGTTTCTTCCGTATCGACGCCATCATTATCTTTGGGGTCAGCTTTCAAAGTTGGTTGACCATTAGCGACCAAGTGACCGTCGTATAAACCGATTAGCGCTGACGCATCTTGTGGATCATCGCTATCGGAAAGTGACTGTACGCCTGGTGGCTGTGTGTCTAACCATAGTGCAAATTCTGGTTTCTGAACGGCTTCCGTCCAGCTTGGATATGTGTCTGACACAATATCAGTAGCGGCCTGTGTGGCGTCTTCTACTGCTTTTTGTGCATCATGCTCCTGCCTTGCTTTAACAGGTGCCAATGTTGAATCCAGTGTTTCTTGTGTCGCTTTGCCGGCTTTATCTAATCGGCTATCAATTGCTTTAGCGACTTCTGGGTAATCATCCTTGAAGCTTTCCCATTCTTCATCTGTTCCACCCATTGCCTCAGCAATCTGGGCTTTGTCTGGTTGTTCACCAGCTGTACCGCCTGAGCGGATACTTTGTATTTCTTTTTCCATCCCGTTGATTTTGCGTTGGAAAGCACTTACTCGGCCAGCATCGCTATTCAATCGGTGGTTTAAATTCTTGTTTTCTTCTTCGATGGCCTGTACGCGAGTCTTTGTTGCTTCTGACATACCGGCATAAGGATCTTCTTCCTCATCGTCTTTCTTGGCTACCTTGTCGAGATCTTCATCACCTGGCTCGCCATCTTGGTTCTTTTCGTCAAACTTATCGTCTTCCTTTTCGATAATGTCAGTCGGATCATCTTCAACGATTTCTTTTGCTTCAGCATGCTCGTTGAACGCCGCCTCAAAATCTGTCTCATCTTCTGCTACGGTTGATTTTTCTAAAGCTTCGCCTGACATCTCATTCTCCTTCGCGGTTCTCTCGAACGGCCTTGCTGTCTCACGACAGTATTAATTAATATATATACTATATGCTCTGGTTATTCCAGTCCATAGTTGGCTGTTTCGCCTTCTTCCTTCTTGACCTTGAGCTCTTCATAGAACTGTTTGATGCTCCAGTCAGTCTGGTATTTCTTAATGCCAAAGTCATTCCGCACTTTCTCAAGATTAACTTGATTGTCTGCAGCAACCTTGGTCAGCTCTACTTCTCGATTAATTAGCGCTATCTGTCTTTCGCCTTCCAAGACTGTCATTCTTTCTTCACGCTGCATCTGCGCTTCTTCACGCTTAGCATTAATCTCCATTTCTTTGATTTCTTTCTGAGCTGTGATCTTCATCATCTCAGGATCTTGAGGTGGGTTCTCTTTAGCTTTCTCGACTGCTTGATCCGATTCGTCGTCAGAACGCATAACATCATCAACAGATATCTGCATACCTTTGGCCATGTTCTTGAGTACGCCACGGGTTTTCAGTTCTTCCGGACCACCTGGCATTGACATAGCTGCGGTAATAAATTCCATGATGTTGCGTGACTGCATCTCTCTAACAAGCAATACCGAGGTACCACGGGCATCGATACTCATATCACCCTTAATAGCTTCCTTCTCGTTAAACTGCATATTCCAGTCATAGAAACGAGTAATGAACGGCACAGTGATATCGTCATCGTAGTTCTTCACTGCTTTGCGCATCATAATATTATTTGAGCTCATCCATAATGCGGTACCACCGAGCGTCTTAAGCATGGCTGGTTGTTGCGTATCTGGAGATTGCGAGCCCATTTGAGTTTGCGGCACGCTGGTTTCTTCATCAGCTAACCGGTGCGCCATCTCAAATATGGCTGTCAATTCTTGCTGTCGAGAATCGATGTTGAATGTTTGCATTGCATAGTCAGCACGGAATTTAGGATCTTTGCTTGTCATCCACCAGATCTTGCGTGGTGTGAGCTCCCACTTACCATCAGCTGGTTCGACCAGTGATTTGTTGATAATGATCTGCGGTCCAGTAGAAAGACCAGCATTATCAAGAACCATGCGCCATGAAGCGTTCATAACCTTTTGGGGTGCGCGCATACGATATGGAACACCAAAACAAAAGGTACAGGTTTCGTCTTTCTCCCAGTTCAATACGTTGTACGGCAGTTCTTCGCTATCCATGTGGTTCAAGCCCACTTTGATAACGATACCCATACACAACCAAACTACACCTTCAAACTCTTCAAGCTCATCATCTTCATCAATACCTTTACAACCGGCATTAACTAAATCGCCTTTGGCAATCGGGCCATGATATTCAAGTAATTCATAACGATTGTCTTGCTGTATCTGAGTGATACCGTTGATTTCGCGTAATTCGTTCAGGTAGGAAAGGTGTGCGGTTTTAGCGTTAGGTTCGCTTTTTAATATCTTGGCAATTTGGTTCGCCATGAAGCCAGGCTGTTTAGCCAGCTTTCTTAATTGTTTTTTGGTAGGTAGATGGCGCTCATAGACAAACTCGCAGTCTTCCCATTTAACCGCTGACATATCTGGGAAGAAGTTCCAAGGATCAACATTGGCTGCAGTAGGTTTGTTCTCTTCCTGCATACTGAGCTGCCATTGGCCACCTTCAGCGGGAACCCATGCTTTCTTAGTGCGTCGCTCAACCATCGGTCCTTTGATGATACCGGTACCCATAACAACCGCATTATGAAGAACATCACGGCATACTGGGTTAAATTTGGCTTCGGTGAGCTGGTCATCGATTTCCTTCTCCATGTTTTCCGCAGCCTTCTTGGCTTGCTTCATGGTTTCTTCAGCTACATCTTTCTTTTTGTAAGGTACTTTTGTTTCTGGGTCTACGGGTGTGTTGCCATCAGCCATTGTTACTGGCGTTTCATCTTTGAGCGCTTCAGCGAGCTCTGGTACTGGCGTTGTTTTTAAACCCCAGTTGCGATCGTCTGTTGGGAGAACTAAATCAGCCCACTTCGATTCTGCTGTATTGGATTTTGCTCTGGTAAGGTTGACGAAGATCTTCGAGCCTTTCTTGCCGGTATCTAGCTTCTTTGATGTTTCCTTGTCGTAAACACCATTGTAATGTCGTAAATCATCAAGCCAGCGTTGTTCTATTTCTTCCTTGAGTCCTACCTGCTTGTCGAATTGAGTTTGGAGTCCGGTGCCAAACAGCTGCATCATCTCTTCATGCTCAGCAATTCTGTCTTCTTCGTTCAAGCCATCTTCATACATATCTTCTTCTGAAGAGGTTGAGCTTTCGAGGTTTAGTTCTTCTTCTGGTACTGGTTGCTTCTCAGCAATCGACTGCTTGGCCATGATATTATCCCGTGCTTATGAATAGCTGGTGAATGTTGTATATCGTCGCTGAGAAAAACAGGCGAATCTTGTGAGTGATAGGCAAACGGCAATACTTAACTGTCTTATCGTTCAGGACCAGCATAGTTGCCTTTAGTTTGTAGTATTGTTCTGTTGTTAATCTCTTATTCATACCTGCCTCTTTGCATATAATATACGCTGTTGATTATAACGCAACTATTACACTTGATAATCAATCGATTGAATGTTGGCTTGAGCTCTGCGTTTCTTCAGGTTTGGTGGTGCCACTGGCTCTGCAAACGTCAATCCTAATGCGTCAAAGTAATCGGGTGACTCCATGCCACGCTTCTTCATATCTTCTTTTTTCTCAATGACGTACCGGCCAGAGCTGTCGTATTTATATCGCGGTCCACATATATCAGCCTGCAATACATCAAGATCTTCGATATCAACACCGCCAGGTAATTCAAACCAGTCCCGCATATTGACGCCCATCTCGGCACGTTTGTTGGTAAATCTCTCGTCTTGTAGTGCTCGGTTCGAGCTGTTCACTGCCATGATTCGACCGTCTTCAGCATATCCCAGCTCTTCAAGCCGGTCATAAACGCCAGCTCCCAAGCCACCAACATCAATAAACATCATATCGACATCGGTTGGATCGCCTGATATTTCGTCAGTCAGGATACGAACACACAAGCCGGCTACTTCCATTACTGATTTCTTTCTGTACGCAACAGAACCGTAAGCTTTTCTACCGTTTCGGTGAATGATGGCTGTTCTATCTTTTCCGTATCTTGCTGGATCAACACCAACCACATGCGCACCAGACATAGCTTTCTCTGCTTTTCTGGCTGCTAATACAAACCTTGGGTCAATTAGTGACTCTTCACCTGAAGTTTGGAATGCTTCAGCTGCAGTAAATGGATACTCTTGCTTGAATCTCCAGTCGCCATCTTCACCACTGGTAGATAGTTCACCGGTTTTCATCCGGCGCCAGTTAAGGTGCTCAGCTGTTAAGCCGTCTTTCTTGAAAAGCTTAAGCAGCTCAAACTCTTCAGTGGTTAATTCAAAGTCATCTTTACAAGGTAGCGTGTACTCATCTTGCCAATACCACGGCAAGAATACTGCGATGTAATCACTCTCACCACGTTCTGCAAGCTGCCACTGAGCATGAAAGAAGTTTCCTGGCCCGTTAGCGGTTGA